TATGATGGGAACGACAAACCAACAAGCGATGGAAATGATGCAGAAACTTATGCAGAAGAAGACTAAACCCATGCCTGAGCGTGGTGAGCGTACTGCAAAGAACAAAGCAAAGAAGCCTAAAAAATGAAAATGACAAAAGCTGGTCAGAAGAAAGTTGGCAAAGTAATGGGTGAGTACAAAGAAGGTACTCTGCACTCTGGCAAAGGTGGCAAGGTTGTAAAGAGCCGTGACCAAGCGATTGCTATTGCTATGGCAGAAGCTGCTAAGAAAATGGGTAGGATGAAGTAATGGCTGAACTTGGCGCATTTTTTGGTAATCCAAACATACAGCGTCAAGGTGCTAGGGCTAGAGCCTTGGCAGGACAGAGAGATGTAAACACATTACCAGACCCTTTAACCTATGCAGTTATGCAGGGTTTGTTAGGCACTAGACCAGATGAGATGGGGTTTAGTGTTCTTAATCCTGATTACGAAAAGATTAAAAAAGTAGCAGAGCCAGCATTTGCTCTTGGTTTGCTTGGTCAAGCAGCACCTGCATTAGCACCATTGACTAAGGGTTTACCAGTAGGCGCAAGTATTCAAGATGTTGGTGGGCTTTTGGGAAAACGTACTCCATCACAATTTGTTCCTAATGTTGAAGCTGGTAAAGAAATGATTGTTCACCACAACATTTCACCAGAAAAACTAGCACGAGTAGAAAAAGTAGGCGGTATGCCTGTGCCATCTGTAGCTGTTTCAAATGTAGAAAATCCATTAACTTCTTTTGGAAACATCTCATTGATAGGCGATAAGTCAATGGCTATACCATCAGCTAAAAATCCTGTTTATGGATTTGACGCTTACACAGCCAGAACACCCGAGATTGACTTTAAGTTTGATGCGAAAAGCGTTAAAAATATAGATAACTACTTTTCAGATGTTGCTAAAAAAATACCAGATGGTGACTACACAGTTGACAGGTTAAAACAAGATTGGAAATATCGGTTTGATTCTGATATTTACAAGGCAAAGTTCCTTGATGAACAAGGTATGTTGCCAGACCCTAAAGATTTTGGAAAAGAAACTTGGAAGTTTAATCAAGAAGTCAACCAACGAGTAAGAGATTTAAGACCACAGTTTGAAAGTTGGTCTGCAAATATGGATAACACATTAGCTGAAGCTGGTGTAACTCCAACAGAACGAATCTTTAGGGGTTATACAGATTCTGGTAACAGACGCTATGCAGACGCAACATTAGACAATCTTGTAAAAGAGATGAAAGGTGGTGCTGGCGCAGAAGGCTTCTTCTATGGAGTGGGTAACATTCGTGCTGTAGCTACACCTAAGTTTAAGAACTTTGAGCAAGTAAAGGCTGCACGAGAAAATATTGTTTCGTCTAAAGACTTTGAGCCAGTTAAGAAGAAAATTAACGATGCTTTTGAAGACTTAACCGACAGGATGAGAAATTTAGAAGGCAATAACAATTACGCATATAAGCCAGAAGACGCTTTATATGAACTAGGTCAAGTCAAGAATGTTAACTTTTTAGACAAGATTTACAAGGATGTTCCAGAGGCATTGAAGGCAGATGTTCAGATTTTTATGAACAAAGTCAAATCAATGCCTACTGAATACTTTGAGATTAAGCCTCAAAGAGCCGTACAAGTAAGTGAGTTTGAAGGTGCTATTGTTCCTAAAGATGCGCCTCAGAAGTCTATTAACTATCTGAAAAGCCAAGGAATTGATAAGATTTACTTCTACGAAACTCCAGAAGAACGGACACAACTTTTCAAACAGTTTGGCGATAAGATGTTTGCTGCACCAGCGTTACCTTTGGGTGCAACTGGTTTACTAGACGAAGAAAAGCGTAAAGAAATCCAAAGCCTGTTAGAATAAAGTATTACTTAACCTTGACCAACCCTAGAGGAGTCAAACAAAATGAATAAATTAGAGGTAGGATATTCCGAAAACCTAACCAATAAAGGTAGAGGAAGACCCAAGGGGGCTGTTAATAAGGTCACCAACGAGTTTAGGGAGACAGTTAGATGTCTACTAGAGGATAACTCTGAAAATGTCTCTAAGTGGCTTACATTGGTTGCAGAGGGAGATGAGTTAAAAGAAATTCGTCCTGACCCTTACAAAGCCTTAGATATGATTTCTAAACTGGCTGAGTACGCAACACCAAAGTTGGCTAGAACTGAGTTAACTGGCGACTCTAACAAGCCAATTGAGCATAGAGTTACATGGGCGAAATAGTCATTCCCTATAAGCCAAGGGAACACCAACTAAAGGTTCACGAGTTACTGGAAGGCAAACGCTTTGCAGTAGTTGTTGCACATCGAAGGTTCGGCAAGACTGTTGCAGCACTTAACCACTTAATCCGTGAGGCGGTGCTAAACGAGAAAGAAACACCTAGATACGCTTACATTGCGCCTACCTATGGACAGGCAAAGCGTGTAGCTTGGGACTATCTCGTTAAATACACTACTCCGCTAGGCGGTACTAACAACATATCAGAGTTACGGGTTGACTTCTGGGGTAGGCGTATTCAACTGTATGGCTCAGACAATCCTGATTCCTTGCGAGGTCAATACTTTGATGGCGTAATCATTGATGAGGTGGGTGACCAGAATCCTAAAATATGGACAGACATTGTTAGACCTGCACTAACTGATAGGAAGGGCTGGTGTCTCTTTATCGGTACACCCAAAGGACACAACCACTTCAAAGAACTGCGAGACAGGGCTAAAACAGAGGATGGGTGGGGTTTGCTAGAGTTCAAAGCCTCAGAGACAGGGGTAGTAGATGACACAGAACTGAAGGCTGCTAAGAATGAGATGGGTGAGGATAAGTACCGCCAAGAGTTTGAGTGTAGCTTTGACGCTGCCGTAGAGGGTTCTTACTTTGGTCAAATCCTCAATGAGTTAGAAGAAAAGAAGCATATGCAGGAGATTCCCAGAGAGGAGTTGAGCAGAACATTTACTGCTTGGGACTTGGGAATGGGTGACTCTACGTCTATCTGGGTGGCTCAGTTAGTGGGTACTGAGGTCAGATTACTGGACTACTACGAGAATCATGGCGTAGGACTAGACCACTACGTTAAGTGGATTAAGGACAACGATTATCTCAAAGCAGAGCATATTCTGCCCCATGACGTTAGGGTCAGGGAACTTGGGACAGGTAAGAGCCGTATGGAAATGCTTGAGGAAGCTGGTTTAGAAGTCAAGATTGCTCCCAGAATGGGACTAGACGATGGCATCCAAGCAGTAAGAAGGTTGCTGCCAAGGTGCTGGTTCAATGTTCCTAAAGTGCAGACAGGCTTGAACTGCCTGAGAAATTACCGCAGAGACTACGATGAGAAGCGTAAGATATTCTATGAGCGTCCGTTACACGATTGGTCAAGTCATGGCTCTGACTCTTTCCGTTACTTAGCCCTTGGATTAGATGAAGGACATTCAACGTGGTCTAAACCGATTAACTCAGCACCGAAATGGATTGTGTAATGTATGTATCAATGCAGGGTGTAAATTTAGCCCCTAAAGTAAAAGAACTTGAAAAGCGTCTTGAAATGTTGGAAAATGTGGTAAAAGCATTACAATTGGACAAACCCCGAATGGGTCGCCCTCCAAAGGACAAGCATGGAACAGAACGAACTGAAGTCAATACTACAGGCAGAGATTGATGACGCTATTGGCTTCATTGAAAGCGAAACTGTTGAACAGCGCAAACAGGCTTTGGAGGCTTATCTTAGGCAGCCATATGGTAATGAGGTTGAGGGTAAGTCTCAAATCGTTACTGGAGAAGTAGCAGAAGCGATAGATGGTGCGCTACCTAGCTTAGTCCGTATCTTCACAGGCTCAGACAATATCGTAGTCTTTGAGCCACAAGGCCCAAGGGATGAAGCCTCTGCCAAGCAAGCTACTGATTACTGCAACTGGGTATTCAACAGGGACAACGAAGGCGTGACCATCCTCCATGATTGGTTTAAAGATGCACTCTTACAAAAAAACGGTATTTTAAAAGCATATTGGGAAGACAAAGAAGACATTACAAAAGAGCGTTACTTTGACTTGTCTAATGACGAGTTAGCGATGCTGATGAGTGATGAGACTATGGAGATTGTCGAGCAAGATACGACAGAGTTCCCAATATTTGACCCTAATGGTCAGCCAGTTATAGACCCTATGGGTATGCCTGTGATGGGTGCTACTCATAATGTTGTGGTGCAGCAAAAGAAGAAATCAGGCAAAGTAACGATTGAGAACGTACCCCCAGAGGAGTTCTTGATTAGCAAGAAGGCTAGAACTATTGCTGATTCACCTTTCGTAGCCCACAGACAGATGTTGACTCGTAGCACTTTGATGGCTATGGGGTTTAACAAGAAGCAGGTAGAAGGCTTGCAGATGGGTGATGCACTAGCGTACACACCAGAGCGTGTGGCTCGTTACGCAGCAGGTGAGCAACCTTACCAAACTCAGACAGATGACCCTGCAATGCAAGAGATTGAAGTCTTTGAGTGCTATATCAAAACTGATATAGACGGCAAAGGCATTGCTACACTGGTTCAAGTATTCTACGCATCTAATGAAATCCTAGAGGATGCCAAGGGTAAGGAAATGGTTGAGGAAGTGGACTATGTTCCTTTCCACTCAATCTGTCCTATCCCAATCCCACATAAATTTTTTGGTAACTCGTTGGCTGACAGAACAGTTGACCTACAGTTAATCAAGACCACTATCACTCGTCAGATGTTGGATAACTTATATCTGACAAACAATGCTCGTGTGGTGGCTGTGGAAGGCCAAGTAAACCTTGATGACTTGCTTACATCTACAGCAGGTGGTGTTATTCGTGCCAAGTCTCCTAATGCTGTCCAACAGTTAGTTGTGCAGAACGTGGCTTCTCAGGCTTTCCCAATGCTTCAGTATCTGGACACAATTCAGTCTAAGCGTACAGGCGTGTCTGATGCCTCACAAGGGTTAGACCCCTCTGTTTTACAGAATGTCACGGCAGCAGCGGTAGCTTCTATGCAACAAGCTGGCGCAGGTAAGATTGAGTTAATGGCTCGTATCTTTGCTGAGACAGGCGTTAAGTCTTTGTTCAAGGGTATCCTTCACTTACTTTGTAAGTACCAAGACAAAGCCCGTTTGGTGCGTATGAGAGGTGAATTCGTAGAGTTTGACCCTCGTACATGGGCTAACCAATACGATGTGTCTATCAACGTAGGTTTAGGTGCTGGTAACAGACAAGAGCAGATGGCTATGTTGTCTATGGTTCTTGCTAAACAAGAGCAGTTGATTGGTCAGTATGGCCCTGCTAACCCTTACGTTTCACCTGCTCAGTATCGTGGCACATTGGGACGCATGGTAGAGATTGCAGGGTTTAAGGACTCTGCTGAGTTCTACAAGGCTATTACGCCAGAGCAAGACCAAGCGTTGTCTAATCCTCCTCCACAAGAGCAGCAGATGCCTCCAGAGATACAGGCACTGATGGCTAAAACTCAAGCTGAGATACAAGCTAACCAAGCCAAAGCACAAGCTGACTTGCAGATGCAACAACAGCAGATGCAGATTGATATGCAGATGGCACAACAAAAGGCTGGTCTTGAGATGCAATTGATGCGTGAGAAGGAAATGGCTAAGTTGCAATTAGAGCGTGAGAAACAACAGGCTTACTTTGCGCTGAAGCAACAAGAGTTTGAAGCAGAAGCACAGTTAAAAGCAATGAAGATTGGTGCTGGTATTACATCCAACGTAGAGATTAGGGGTTAATAATGGCTATATCAGACGCAATGCGTTATAGGATGAACACGGGCGGTTCTGCTGAAGACCTTTACGGAATCATTCGTGATTTTCTTGCCACAAGCCCTGATGCTGCTACTACTCAAGCGCAGATGGCTCAGTATGGAATCTCTGGTGAAGACGTAGCCAACGCAACTGGTGGTGCTTCTGGTGGCTTGCTTGGTGGGAACATCTTGGCAGGTGCTAGTTGGAATAGCCTAAATAAAACCTTGGGTGATGAACTAACAGCCGCTACAGGTCAGGCTTCATCCAACTACGCTGTGGGTGGTGCTACTACTGCTGACACTCTTGCTCAACTAAACACTTATCTAGCAGGTGGTGGTCAGTTTGACCCTAATGCTACTGTGTTCTTGCAAACAGGTGGAGTTGACTTTCTACAGGGTGTAGATAAAGGCACTATTAAAGACAACATTAACCAGATTGTTAAGACGCTAGGCGCACAAGGTGTAGATGTTGTTCTTACTGGTTCTCCTTATGCTAAGTCTATTGACGATGTAATCAATAACAACTTTGACCCTAAAGTTGACCAAATATTTACTGACATTGCTAAAGAAAACAAGAATGTTGCGTTGGTAGGTATTCAAGGTGAGATTCTGCAAAACAAAGCATTGTTAATAGATTCTTTGCATACAAATGCTGAAGGCACATCTATCTATAACCAAGCAGTTATTGATTCCTTGTCTCAATTTAAGAATGAAGTTCCATCTAGCACTCCGCAAGCCATTGCACAAGTACAGAAAACAAATACTGTAGCTACAACTCCTCCAGTTATTACTCAGGCTGCTGCTAGTCCTGCCGTTGCTCAAGCACTTGCTGTACAAGCACCTAACATTCAAGAGTTAATTTCTTCTGGTGCATTGCAACCAAACCAAGCAACACTAATTGGTGATACTTACTACCAGCCTATTTACACTCAAATTGGCTCTGGAGAGGATGCACAGCTAGGCCCACTTGAGAATGTCATTACATACAAAGCCAATGAAAACCAAGTTGGTGGAAATGTTAACTATTATTCTCCTACTGGTGAGTACGAACAAACTACCAAGCAACAAGAAGTTGCAGGGTCTTTTTTAGGTGGTTTAGCTGAAGCGTTTAATGACCCTGTTGTTCAAGCCGCTTTCTTGGGTCTAGGTGGCGGTGGTGCTTTAGGTAACCTTTTAGGTCTTACAGGCTCTACAGCCCAAGCAGTTGGTACAGGTCTTTTCAAAGGTGGTGCTGCTGCTGCTGGTGGCGCAGATTTAGAAGACGCATTAAAACTTGGCTTACTTAGTGGTGGCTTAGTTTATGGTGGCTCTGAACTTGCTAAAACTTTAAATATGGCAGGTGGTGCAGTATCAGGTGATGCTAGTGATATTGCAATGCAGATGGCAGATGCTGGTAAAACATTAACAGAGATTGAGACTACATTAACAAATAGTGGATTTAGCGCAGATGTTGTTGCAGAATCTTTAAAAGATGCTGCTAATACATTAGCACCAAAAGCTATAAATATTCCATCTTCTGTTTCTGGAGCAACAGATGCAGTAAATATTGTTAGTCAATCTGCTACGCCATCATTAAATAATGTATTAAGCACTATTGCCGCTACTACGCCTGTTGCAGTTTCTACTCCAGTTACAGATGCAGGAACTGTTGCGGTTGCTGCGCCTAAAACTACTGGCATGACTACCCAAGAGGTAATAAACTTAGTAGAAAGCCAAATGGCGGCTAACGTAGGAACACCTGCTAATGTAGGAACACCTACTAACGTGGCAAATGTGCAAGTTACAGGCGATAGACTTGCTACAACCCAAGAAATTGCTAATGCGGTTATTGCAACAGTACCCAACATAACAACTCAACAAGCACAAACTATTGCAGAACAAGTAATTGCAAGTGGTAAGCCTGTTACAAATCAAGAATTAGTTAGTGCTATTACAGCAACTATCCCTGCTGTTACGCCTACTACAACACCTACAACATTAGCTACTCAGACAATTACTGCACCAAAAGCAATAACTACGCAAGAAATTGTTAACGCTATAACAGCCTCTGTACCTACTGTTACTACTCCTGTTACAACTCCTACTACAACACCATTAGCTACTCAAACTATAACAGCACCAAAACCTGCAACTGTTCAAGAAATTGTTAATGCAATTACAGCAACAATACCTACAGTTACTCCTACACAAGCACAAACTGTTGCACAGCAGGTTATTACAAGCGACAGACCAGTTACCACTCAAGAAGTGATTAACGCTATTACAGCCGCTATTCCAAGCGTAATAGCACCTGACCCAAGAGTAACAATTACTGCGGATAGACCATCCAGCATTATTGACGCTGTTACTGCCGCAACTATTCCGTTGATTCAACCAAGTACAACTTTAACAGCACCTGCTGTAACGGCACAAACAACTACAGACCCTTTGAGAGTGGCTCAATTAGCTTTAACTACTGCTGGCTTGCTGGGGGCGGGAACTGCTTTGTCTGGTGGTGGTACTACACAATATCCAATTGTTCCTGTACCTGATACTTTCTTAACACCTACAGCACCTGCTGTTTCTCCATTTCCAACATTACCAGCCATTAACTTTGGCGACAGAAATCTATTGCGTGGCACACAATGGGAGAAGTTCCTAGACCCTAACTATGGAAAAGTACCTGCTCCTGTCCAATACTCACAGCCATCTAGCCTTAGTTATAACGACTTGATGGGCATCTTGGGTAGCAGACAGGGTATGCCAGCTAAATCTAGCTTGTCTATCAACGATATTATTTCTGGAATACAAAACCAATATGGACAAACACCTGTTAGCACAATGGGCTAAAAACCTATTAAATGATGACTTTTTTAAAGAAGTCATAGATAACTTGAAAAAAGAGCAAATTAGTGTGATAATTAACACAAGTGCAGAAGAATGTGATAGGCGTGAGGATGCTTATCGGCACATTAAGTCTATTGAGCTAATTACAGGACACCTAGAAGGCTTGGCCTCGGAAACTGTGATTAGGGAGAAGAAGTGGAAAATTCTGTAGCCTAAAAGCTACCCTCCGTCCAGAAGGTTTCTGGCGATTATTGAGATGACAAATGGAAAACACCAACCCACAAGGGAGTGAAAGCCTAGATGTAAACCAAGCCGCTTCAGCGTTTGAGGGCATGATGGGTGA